TTATGCCAGTTCAAACGGATTTCTTCCGTTTTGTCCCTGTCGCATCTTTGCTTCACTTATCATCTCATCAAACAAAGTTCTGCGGTTGATCTGCGCCGTGAAACGATACTGTCCGCCTCTTCCACCATTACCAGATTCTTCTCGAACAACCTTTCGCAGTAAACTTTCTGGCATTTCCAAGTTGTTTCCGTTGCGTTGATCTCCAAGCATCGCCATAAACGGTGCGTTTGGTGGTATTACTGCGCCAGTCGCCAGATATGGGATTTTCGCAGCATTTACTTGCGGGATGTTAAACCCTAACGAATTTCCTCCAACGCCTGGAACCCAATCAGGGATATCTATGCTTAAATTGTTGAGCATACCTGTCAAGCCATTGATTGCAGATGATATTCCGCTTATTAAAGTATTTAAAAATCCTATAATTGCATTAATTGGAGATTTGACAGCATTCTTAATCCCGTTCCAAATGTTTGTAGTAGCTGTTTTAATGCCATTCCAAGCATTTGTTATAACAGACTTTATTTTTCCAAATGCATTTGAAGCAGAAGTTTTCAGGTTCGTCCATATACTTGAAACTTTCGTTTTTATTGCTCCCCATACAGATGATGTAAGACTCTTAATTGCGTTCCATGCACTGTTTATCACTGTCTTTATCCCATTAAACACAGGCTGGGCCTTTGATTTAATTGCGTTCCACACAGTCAAAACAGCTGATTTAATTGCGTTCCATACGGTTGATGTCACAGTTTTAATTCCATTCCAAACCGTAGTTACAACTGTTTTGATTGAATTAAATACTGTGCTTGCTGTATCCTTAATTCCATTCCATATTCCGGTAATAGTTTCTTTTACGGCATTCCATATTGTCAATGTTGCAGATTTTATTCCATTCCAGACAGTTTCCACTGCTGTTTTGATAGAATTAAATACATTAGATGCAGATTCTTTTAAACTGTTCCATACAGATGAGACATTTTCTTTTACTGCATTCCAGACGGCCACCGTATTTTCTTTTATCTGTTCCCACTTTTCTACAATCCAGTCCTTTAGTTTTCCGACCACTTCTTTCACTTCGTCGAAATGTGTTATGAGCAATATCACCGCAGCTATAACAGCTCCTATTGCTACTGTGAGAGGACCTCCAAGGGCAGTAACAATCGCACTAAGTGCAGCTTTCAAGCCTCCGCCGCCAGCTATGATACTTATAACTCCTTTTATAGCAGCCATAACCGCAGAAGCAATTGTCTTACCTTTTCCAGCAAAAATAATCAAAGCTCTTTGTACTGCTCCGATTTGATAAATAAATTCAGGAACAATTCTGGAGGCAGAAAACAATCCTATCAAGGAGGCTGCAATCACCTCAATAACTCCTTTGTGTTCTGAAAGAAATGTAAGGAAAGACGTTGCAATCTCTGCAATTTTAGTTATTACATTAAAAGCTATTTCTGCGGCCTTTATAAATGCATTTCCGACTATGTCAACGACTTTTCCAAGTATTGCCATTCCAGTACTTCCAATCCAAGAAATCAAAGGGACAAGAACGTTTTCCCACAATATTTTCAAAACATCTATGAGCTTTCCGACAAATTCTGCAATCTGATTAATTGCATCTCCAAACGGCCCTTCCATCAGAGATTTAAATTTTTCTCCAAGGCTTTGCAGAACAGGAACCACATATTTGTTATACGCATCCAGAATCTTTCCGAGCACTTCTGAAAGACCACCAGCAATCGAATCAAACAAAGGCTTAAGGTGGTTATCATAAATATTTGAAACCGCGTCCCTTACGGTCTGAACAGCCGATAATAATCCGCTAGTGAATGGTTCTATAGCTTGTAACGTTCCCTCAATAGCAGTCTTGATCTTGTCTTTATTTTCAACTATCGGCTTAGTAAGCATATTGAGAATGTCCCGGCCCAGCTTTAATGCAGTTTCTGAAATCATCATTCCGATTTCTGCGAATATCCCTATCAGGTTTGCCGTGATCTGTTGCGCCGTTTCACTTCCAAATGCAGAAAATATATCTGCCAATGCAGCTGCAAAATTTCCTATAATTTCTGCTATATCGGAACTGATATTGAACATATTAATTATGTACTGCTTTATTCGGTCTACATTTTGGCTTAGATATTTTTCAATTCCACCAATTATATTTCTTGCGATCGTTAACCCCACGCTTACTAAAGAACCAGCAATCTGTCCGAGAGAATAAGCAAGCTGTTTCGCAAAATTATCCGCAGCAGATATTACTGCAGGATCTGTAAATATTTCTTTTAACGACTGTCCTATGGACTGTATATCTTCAATAATACCTTCGATAGCTGGTTTATAATCCCCCAAGCCATCCCAGAATCCTTCAACAAATAGACCGGCAAGCTCTTTGATTTTTTCTATGAGCTTGTCAAATGCTCCTCCGAGATCATCCAGAACATTCTCGCCTTCTGCCAAATTTCCATAATCCACATCTTCAACCAGGCCACTACCGCCAGCTCCGCCGCCACCAGAACCGCCTTTTCCTCCGCCACCGCCAGCTCCGCCGGTGGATCCGGCAGCTTCTTTATTTACCTTGTTGATTTCATCGATTTTACTAAGATATCCGTTTGCTTCTTTTGCTGCTTTCTTGCTTGCATCAGATGCTTTTTTTGTTCCCCCAGCCGCTTTCTTGGCAGAATCTCCAAGGTTGCTCGCTGCGTCTGCCGCATCGTTGTATCCTGCAGCAGCAGATTCTATTCCTTTGTCATTTATTCCTGTGTTTCCACCGCCAGAAGATTTTTTTCCAGTAAGAAGTTCCGTAAATGCCTTAAATGCATTCGCTACTGTTGCCAGTTTTCCAAGCACTACATTGATCGCTTTAATGATCGGCGTAAAAATATTAATAAGGCCCTGCCCAATCGTAGCCTTTAAGCTGTCGATCTGCAGCTTCATAACCCTGACCTGATTAGCCCATCCGTCGGAAGTCCTTGCAAAATCCCCAGAAGCAAGCGAAAGCTGTTCAAGAACATATTGATATCTGAGCGCAACCTTTTCCTGCTCTGACATTGAACTGACAGAAGAATTAATCCCCTTTGAAAGAAGATAAGAATCAAGGGCCGTTTCCGTCATGACAACGCCAAGCTCGGTCAATGCTTCCGTTTCTCCCGTGAAAACGGATTTCAACTTTGTATAGGCTTCGTCCTGGGATATGTTGTAGAAGGACGCAACATCGCCGGAAAGCTGCGTTAGAGCGGTTGACATATTAAATGCTTCTGCTTCTGTAAACCCAAATGACTTGGCCATCGCTCCAAACATTCCGGCGTATTGCTTGGCCATAGTCTCGGATAATCCGGCTGACGCGATTGCGTTTTTTGCAAATTCATCAATCTTATTTGACATCGTAGTAAATGTGACGTCGACTACATTTTGCACTTCCTGCAAATCACTGCCAAGCTCGATTGCTGAACTTGTAAAATCTGAAATCCCTTTTACAACAAATACACCAGCAATTAGAGCAGGTATTTTTTTTAAAACAGAACCAATTCGTCCAAGAGAAGACGAAAGCCTTGAAGATGAAGAAGAAGTTCTGTCCTGCGCAGAGGAAACTTCATTCTGAGATTCTGCATATCTTTGAGCGCGCTCCCGAATCGAATCATATGAATCACTCAAAGAATCATGCATTTGCAGAAGCCTTCGCTCCTCGTTTTCTAAACGTTCTGATGCACGACTTGTATCTGGAGATTCATAAGCTCTGCCAGATTCTTCAAGCTGCCTTCTACTCTGATTTGCCTCTTCTAGTCTTTGATTAAGTCTTTCAACATCATATTCCATGCGGCGATACGCTGTTGAATTAATGTTTCCTCCTGTTTCACGAAATCGAGTCTGTCTTTCCGTTGCAGATTCAAGCTGCCGGCTAAGTCTATCTATATCCCTGTTTAGCTGTCTGAATCCTTCTGTTTCAACCCGTTGTTCAGAAAGCTGGCGAAGTTCTTCCCGGAGCTGCCTTACCCTTTGCTCCTGCTGCGCATATGCCTGATTCTGTCTTGCAAAAGAATTCACCTGTCTTCTCATGGAATCTTCGGCAGACTCTCCAATTCCACGTACAGACTGAGCCATTCTTCTTGCAGAAGCTTCTATTTCACGACTTCCAGCCCTCATTCCTCCCGTATCTATTTCAGTATTTATGGTTATAGAACCATCTGCCTGCGCCAC